ATGTTTGTAGTTTTTTTGTTTTTGTTTTTTTTACAAATAATTATTCTATTTTTTCTCAATGTTTTTTCAACTTTTTTATACGTTTTTTTTTATATTATTATAATTTTTTATATATATATATATATATATATATACTATTACTTACTATATTAAGAGATATATACAGATTTTACTTGACAAAATCATCTAAAAATGTGTACTTGATTTAATAACTAAAGTATGATATCTTAGCCAACCCAATTACACCATAACTTTAAATAAAAGCAAGAATAAGCACTATAAGCCCCAAGCACACCCCATCAGACGCATTTTAAAGCCCTACACGGGCTTTAGAATGCTTAGACGATAAATGTACCATCTTTTTAGCTAGGATGGCTTTAAAATGCTTTAAAACAAGCCTACGGGCGATATAGACGCACTTTTATCAGGCTCTACAGGATGCCCATGGGGGGCCGACGGGTGGTCATAGGGGGGGAGAGAATATATATATTCTCCCCCACTCTCCAAAAAAAATACATCTTGCTTATGCTTGATTGAAACATATGAAAAAAATACAACATTTTTTATCTCCATCCATTAAATCTTTGATATATACTTAACTGTATGAATATTGAAAACACATCTAAAACACCATCAAAACCTCGGGCTTTTAAGAAAACTCACACGGTGAAGATGCCCCACTTTTTATCCTTTGAAGAGCAACAAGAGCTTGATAAAGACATTAATGCCCTTGCCAGGAAGTATTCTTTGATTTTGGTTAAGATTGAAGCTCCTAGATATAAAAGGCTTTATCAGTCGCCCTCAGTTAAACAACTTAAGACCTTAACTGACCCTACTCAGGTATTAGCCCTTAAGTCTTATCGACCGAAGATGAAGATACAGGGGGTGCTGTATTCGCCACTAGTAGGCCCTAGTACACCTTTTGAGACGCCAGAAGAGGCCTTTACGGAGCTTACGACACGAGTGAAGAAGCGGTTTAAGGATAACCGAGATAAGTGGTCTGAGGAGAAGAAGGCCAAGACACGGGCTTACTTGAGGAAGTGGAAGCAGGCCAACCCAGACAAGATGGAGGCCTACAAGCTGAGACGGCAGGGTAACAAGGCCTAACTCTTTTTGATTGACATACAGATAATCATAAAAAACAACAAGAGGGAATAATGGACACTAATACTAATATCAACAAAGAGGTCTTTGCTGTGCAGGGGGAGTTGCCAGTCTTGTCTGAGAACATCAGGAAGCCAGACGTCTTGCAACAGTTCTATGCACTTATGACAGAACACTTGGCTAGTTCTGACGTGTGCCTTAGGACTACCGAGACAGGCAATGTGGCAATGCGGGTGGACGGCGGATGGCAGGAGTACATCCCTACCAAGCAATTGAATTTTTGGAGGGACTTGATGCGGGTCTACCCCGTCATTAAGGAGCACAACTGGTCGATGAAGCGGATGCAGGCGTTATGGGAGTACTTCAGGACTTATGCCCCTAATATTACCTTTGACAACAAGTTGTATTTTGAGATGCCCTCAGCTATTTTGGACGGGCGGACTGGTAAGCTCATCACAACCCCAGACCGACATCTGACACACCCTACCCTGAGAAATTCGCCTTTTGACTATGACCCGACGTATGAGCCATCGCAGGCTTGGCAGACGTGGTATACCTCTATGGACGCCCACCAGCAGGCGGTCAGGGCGTGGTCTGTGGGCAGTGCGGTGCTAGGAGAGTACGGGCTTCTCTTTACCTTTGGCAACACAAGGGTGGGCAAAGCCGAGAGGGCAAGCCAATTGGTGCCGACACCTAGAGGAGACCATATGATTGGCGTGCTGAAGCCAGGAGACTATGTTTTTGGGTCTAATGGACGTCCAACACGGGTGATTGCAGTGCATCATCATGGCAGGTTGCCAGTGTGGCGTGTGCGGTTTACGGATGGGAGCTGGCTTGATACATCGGAGGAACACAACTGGACGCTAGTGCGAGACAACCGCCCGTCTATTGTGCGGACAACAAGAGAGTTGCGGAAGAAGTTGCCTTCGAACAATTATTATTTACCAAGAGCTATTATTAAAGGAAATAACGCAGACGAGCAGGTGCCAGCTTACGAATTGGGGGCGTGGCTTGCTGATGGTAGTGTATGCGGTAGCAATAATTCACAAGCACGGATTACTAAGGCACAAGGAGCGGTGAGTGACTATTTACAAGCTATTGACCCTGAATTGAAGCGACATGATTACCATAATAGTTGTGGATATTTGACAGCCTCAACGAAATCGCATTTACGAGAGTATTTACGAGAGACGGGGCTTGATATGACGAAAAGTAAGGGGAAATTTATCCCAAGTGAATGGTTTAACAAGACAGCAGATATTCGGTTTAAACTATTGCAGGGTCTTATGGATTGTGATGGGGGATGGCATTACAAAAAACACCGATATTCCATTACACGATATTCAACAACATCACCCCAGTTAGCACTTGATGTGATACGGCTAGCGACCTCTTTAGGACTAAGTGCGAGAAAAAAAATAGCTCATCACAAGACAGGTGATTATTTTATCGTAAACATTAGAGGATTGAAGAAAAACCCGTTTAAATATTCGAAATATGTAGATGTTTGGCGACCTTGCCCGAGAACACCAAGACGCTGTGTGAAAAGTGTGGAGTATATAGGCGAAGACGAGATGGTGTGCATCACTGTAGAGGCAAAAGACAATCTCTATATCGGGGATACGCAATTTAATATCGTTACTCATAATTCCACGCTGGCTGAGGGGATTACCAATGTGCTGGGGCGAGGCGTTACCACCTTTAACTTGAGCCAGCATTGGGGACGGTTTTACACGCAGGACTTTGACAACACCACTTACCTCTATGACCCTGACTGCAAAGGGGCGAAGCAGAAGAACAACGAGAACTATGAGACGCTACACATGATGGCCAGTGGCGACCCCATCCGGATGGAGATGAAGGGAGGAGCGTCTTACAAGAGTGCTAACTATGGCTTTTTGGAGGTGGTGTCCAATCAGCCGGTGCCGATTTACTTTGAAAAGTCGCTGATTGACCGAGTGCGGTTTTGCCTTTATACCTATATCGAGCCACGTGGGGACGGTGGTGAGATGAAGAGCCTGATTTTGGCGGACCGACAAGCCTGGGTGAACTACGCCATCTCTTGTGCGATTGACCTGGCTAAGAACAAAGCGACTAGGCCACCCATCGACGACTACCAGATGTACGGGTGGGTGCAGTGGTTGAAGAAGACGAGTACCTATGGGCAGATGTGTGTGGACGCTGGCCGAGCCTTGACTTACCAGGAGTACAGCTATGCCTATGAGGGCAAGAGCAAGTACATGGTGGAGAAGAACACGGTGGCGGAGATGCGTGATGGCTTTTACGAGCTAGAGCGACAGTACGGCACAACTTTTTTGGACAAGGACTGGGATAACTACGAGCAACAATTGAAGGAGGCTTACTATGACGAACAAGAAGCTAGAAAATTGCTTTAACGAGTTTTTGCCGATGAATTATCGGCAGTGGCGTCTAAGTCGACCTGGTCTTACTATTGCCCAGCAGGTACCAGCGGAGTTGCTGTATATTTGCTGTACAGAGAACAACACGAATGCTATGAAATTAGCCTTTGAGCGAATTCTAGGCAAGCCTGAGCGTGCTTTGGTGATAAAACGAGTTATAACACGGGTTATATATCCAGACGCCTTTAAAAAGGCTCTGAAGCCGTCTAAGCCTATACACCCGCTACCGTTGCGGAATGAAGAGGACACCACACTTACGGTTATCGATGAGGAGCAAAGTCCCTCTTATCTTGTGAAGAAGACGTTGAATACTCTAGGGGATACTGAGGGGCAGAAGATGTATGACATCTTGGAGTATAAGGACCGCTATACGGTGGCTGAGGTGTTCTGTGCCAATGTGTATGCCTGTGCTATTGCAGGGCATAACGTGAATATTATGCGGTTGCTTTTCGATTACCTGGATGGAGCGGTGGCTGATGTTGTAAGAGTTACAACAGATGATGTTTTGTTATTAGAGGACTATGCCAAAGAAGCACCATATGAGGCAAAGCAGGACGAAAACGGTGTGTGGTATGTGGACATTACGTAGCTAGCTGGCTATTTCATTGGTTTTTCGCTTTTAACAGGGGTGGCATTTCATTTTTGTATTTTCTGATATTTCACCTTTGTTACATTTTTTACAACATCTTGACTATGTTTTTTTATTCAAAACGTAGCAATATTTACAACATTCAAGCCCTATAATACGCTCTAGTCTTTTGATTGTTGTGATTTTTGCTATATTACTAAGTAATGAGTTTTTTGAAGATTGGGGCTGGTATACAGCTACGAAAATACCAAAAGAAGATTTTAGAAGTCTTTGACAAAGGTATTCGGATTATTGTGCTTTGCTGGTCAAGACGTTGTTTATCAGCACACACCAAAGTCCTCACGGTTGATGGGCTGGTCGAGGCTAAGGATTTGTCTGTTGGAGATAAGGTGGTTTCTTATAATGATGGCTATGAGATAAGTACTATTAGTCATGTTGGTATTATATCAAGTCCTAAAGCTATGATAGAGTTAGACTATGGTGACGAACGAATTAGAACATCCTATGACCACCCATTTTACTTCAACGGAGTCTATGCTCCGCTATTTCTCATTGTCTGGGGAAATCTGGAAGCCAGCCAGCGAGCCAAACTCAAATTATTATGTGAGCAATATGGGGAGAGTCTTGACGACCAATTGGAAAAATGCGAGACGAGCGGGGATTATGAAGCCAGCATTAGATACATCAGGCTATTACAGGACAGTTTTCAATGGACGAACTATCAAGATACACAGGGAAGTAGCAAAAGCGTTCCTTCCAAATCCGACTGGATTACCGCAGGTAAATCATATCGACAACGACAGAGCGAACAATCGGGTGGAGAATTTGGAGTGGTGTACAGCCCGACAGAACTTGGAGCATATGATGAGGCAGGGGCGTCAGACGAGGAATTGGGGCGAAAAATGTGGAACGCATATACTTACATCACAGCAAGTTTCGCAAATCAAGGCTTTATGGAACACTCGGCCAAAATACAAAACTGGTCGAAAAGAGTTCTCGGCACTAGCATTTTCAAAAATAGTGGGGAAGTCTCTGAGAAAATCGGGGACAAAAATAAAGGACGAGACAATACGCAACATCTTGAAAAACCAAACGTGGAAATATTTGAAGCCGAGCCACTATACGAAATCACAGTTGAGGGAAATAGCAATTACTTTGTTGGGCAAAGATGTTTATTAAATCATAACTGTGGCAAGACCTTGCTGGCTTGGACTTTGCTTATCAGGGAGGCTTTACGTAAGCCAGGGATGTATTGGTATTGTTTTAATAACTACTCTACGGCTAGAGATAGCGTCTGGATGGCACAGACCTCTGAGGGTGTACGGTTTTTGGACATGATACCGAAGGAGTTCGTCTTGCGTATCAATTCCTCTGAGCTGGAGATTGAGCTTACGAATGGCTCTGTGATTAAGCTTGTGGGTATTGAGCATGTGGACCGCAAGATGGGTGCGGGATTACAGGGCATTGTTTTTGATGAATATGCCACCCTAGACCCAGATAACATCAACTTGATTACACCGACCCTAGCCCAGACTGGTGGTTGGCAGTTACTAATATCCACACCACGTGGTAAAAATCACTTTTACAAGAAGTACCAACTAGCCAAAAAACACCCAGAGTTTATGTACGCCAATAATCTGCACTGTGGTATGCCAGAGATTGCCCAGTATATGGCACCAGGCTTTTTGGAGCAGGAGCAGGTGAGCATTATCGACCAATACGGCAATGATGCCTTATTTCAGCAGGAATACCTTACTAGCTGGATAACGCCTAACTCTGGGTCTGTGTTCGGGGACTTGCTTAGCATTATGAAAAGAGAGGGGCGTGTGGCACCGATTGCACAGGCAGAAGAGGACGTCTGTTACACCGCTTGGGACTTGGGTAACGCGGACCATACGGCGATTATCTATTTTAGGGTAAACGAGCAGGGTGGCATTGATGTGCTTGACACCATCGAAGCCCGCAACGAGACGGTGGACTATTACATCGAAGAGATTGAAGCCCGCAACTGGCAGGTAACAACGCACTTTTTGCCACATGATGGTGCATACCATAAAGGACCGAAAAATCAGTCTTATCTTGAGGTGATGAATAGGGAGCATAACTTGCTAAATGTAGCGGTATTAAAAAAGCCTAACACCGTGCGTAACAAGTTAGACTACTTGAGACGGCTATTTAGCCGGTCTAGAATTAACGAGACCTGTACGCGAGCTTTAGAGTGCCTAGAGAAGCTTGAGTATGAGTGGAATAGCAAAAACAAGGTCTGGAGTTCTACGCCAACACATAAGGGAGGCTACTCAGATTTAGTCGATGCCCTCTGTTATTCAGCACAAGCAGTAAGTCAATTTAAATTATCGCACAATAAGGCGTTTTTATTAAGAGGTAATAGCAGTGCTACAGCCTTAACCCCTGAACAAGCCAAAGACGCCTTTTTGAAGGATTTTCTAGAAGGGATGTTTTCAGATAAAAACAAAAAAAGTAAAAAAGACAACAATTCTGTGTTTAATAGGTTATTATAAAAGCAATACTAAAAGAATAAGGAGTATATAGTGGATGGCACCGAAGCTAACACAATCGACAGCGAACAAGCCAACGAAGCCTTTAAAGCACTTGGCATCAACGCTAAAGCAGAAAATGGTAAAGTGGTACCAATTACGGAAAAGGGTGTTTCGAACAATCAAGGAGCTGAAAAATCCAACGATGACAATCGAGGGGGTAACTCTAGAGATGCCCGTGAAGGTGAGGCTACTAAGTCTAGTGGCAGAGGTAATCAGAGTGAGATGTCTGAAGAAGGAGCAGAAAGCGAAAAACGCTATAAAGCTACAAGACAGTCTGAACATGAAGATATTACAGATGGTGATGAAGGCGAACAAGGGCAAGGGCGACTTGATGAAGAGGAAGGTAGTGAACAAGATGGAGAAAACACTAAAGACTATATCAAGCGAGCTGGCAAAAGTAGCCCCAACGCCGAAAGACGCATCCAAGAACTCATCCACAGGAACAAAGAAAAAGAAGCACAGTTAAACGCGTTAGCTGAGAAGATTGAATATCTAACAAAAGAAGTAAGACAAAATAAATCTGAAGAAGCATTCCCAACTAAGACTTTTGAAGATTTTCGATATGTGACGGACAACTATGGTAATCCTGTAGAGCTTACTTATGATGAGCAGGTGATGGCGTATAACAACTATTGCCAAAAGCAGGCTGAGTACAATATGGATAAGTACGAAGAATACTTAGACCAAGAGCGACAAGCTTTACACCAACAAGAGCTAATGCAGGCATCCTCTGACGCGATGGACATTCTAAACGATTTTATGCTTGAAAAAACACATCTTAACTTGTCTGACAAGCAAGAGGCACAACTAGAGCAACTAGTACAAGAGGCGATGATTGTGGAAAACGTGAATGGACAGCTCCAATTTATTGGATATTCAATTGACCCATTCAAGATATTAGACATGATTAAAAGCCAGGATATTCCAACGATAAAGGCACCGAATGGCAGTGCAATTCATAGCGGTATAGGCACAAGGCGGTATAATAGTGGTAATACCTCTAAGCCCGCCCCTGGCGAAGCGTTTTCGGTGGATGAAATGGAAGACGCGATGAAAAAGCTTGGTATTAAATATTAAATAAAAAAAACAAAAGGATATAAAAAATGGCACAGGAAGAAAAAGCCCCAAAAACAGAAAGAACTTTAGCACAGGATTTAGCTGAAGCACTTGATAAAAACGAAGAAAAGAAAAAGAATTTTCAATTTATTGGTAGCAGTGGCGATGAAGCAATGTACACAATCGTAAAAAACAAAGATGGCGAATATGCTATGCGTGATAACAGAAGCAAAGACGGTAAAATTGTAAAAGTACAGTTGCGTAGTTTTGAAGAGCAGAAAAAGCTTGATGACCAAGTTGAATACTTTGAAGAATAGCAATATACTAAGTATTGGATATAGTAATATATCGCTTGCGTGGTTTTAAAAGGGGTCTAGTGGTTAGCCCCTTTTAATTATGTTTTTAGATTGTTGTAAAAAATGTTTTTTTAATTTATTCTATAGTTAGTAGTTTTAAAAGATTATCAAAACATGCAAAAAGGTTCATTACCCGATAATCAAAAGATAAATACTACTTTGATGATTTAGTACCCTCATCAGGTAAATATTTATAAAAAATAAAAATATAGAATAAAGGACATTTTCAGATATGGCTAACATAACAACTGAGGAGTTTTATCAGAAGATTGTGGAAAATGCTTTTGATAAAACATCTTATACACAAGAATTAGAAGGTAATGGTGGCAAGGTTACTTTTGTAAAGGGAAGTAAGGTTGTAAAAGTTCAAGTTATTGAGACTGAAGGAGCGGTTACAGACCACGACCCTACAAACACACTTGCACAAAATATTTCTAAAGTTAAAAACTCATCTACAAGAGTAAATAGCTACACGATGGACCAAATGAAAGACATCATGCAGTTCATTGATAAGACTTACTTAGAGATGACTAATAGTGCAATTACAGCAAGCTCTATTTTAGACGCTATTTACTGTGAGCAAATTGTACCTATGATAGACGCTTATCGACTTGGTGTCTTAGCAACAATCGCTACTACACACAGCCAAGTTGTTGAAGCTACAGCTAATGGTATGAAGGACTTACACAATGCACGTAAGTTCCTAGTAAATGCACGACTAAACTCTAATATGATTGGGTTCGTGTCTACAGATACAGCTGGTTCTATTTATATGAGCGGTGCAATACCACCATCTACAACTGGTTTAGAGCAATCATTACGTAAAGGTGATATAGGTATGTTGCTTGGTATAAAAATTAAGGAAGTACCTGTTGATATCTTACCAACTAAAGTTGGTGCCGTTATTGTAAACAGCTCTATAGTATCTAGCCCACGGTTTATTGATGACTATGGCGTTTCAAAAGCACCTGTAGCTTTTGGTGATTTAGCTCTTGGACTTTATGTTTATACATGTGTAATTGCTGAAAAACAGCAAAAAGGTGTAGCAATCATTAAATCCAAGTAAAACAAAAATTAAACATCCGATTGTCTTTTCCTTGCCTTTTATGATAATCGGGTGTTTTTTTATTGCCAATAATTTATAATTGAAGTTAGAAAACAATTAAAAATAAACAGAGATAAAAATATGACATGGTTCTTTGATGACGATGAAGATGAAAAAAAGAAAAAACGACAAAACATCGAGATAGATAGTGTACAAGACGCATGGCAACCATCTGATGAGATGGGCGGTAACACCAACACAAGTTCTATGGGGGATAGTTATTTATTTTCCAAAGAAAAGCAGGAAGGTGATGCTAATTTTGAAAAGCAATTAGCTGAGGAAGCTGAAGCAAAACGCCAAGCACAGATTAGAGCTGAGCAGATGCGACAGCAAGCTATTGCTTATGCTAATGCTGTAGAGGCACAAAAACAGCAGGCTATAGCGAATGAGCAAGAAAATCAGCAAGATAAGCAAGACATCTCTAAGGATGATGGTTGGAAAAAATACTACGATACTGAGTTTAAGAATGCTGAAAACAAGGCTAACTTTTGGCAGAAGATTTTCGACCATGGTTCGATTGGACGCCAAGCTGAGGAGCGTGCTAGACAACGCTACAACTCTGAATTACTTGATAAAGCATACGATGACCAAGGCAACATCAAGGACCTTGATACCGCTAAGCGTAGTTTTGATTTAAGCAATTACAACATGGCGTTAGCTAACCGCAACCATCAGATTGAGCAGGCTTTTTCGAATAAAATTGGTGCAAGTAAAGAGGGTGCTAAGCGTAACCCAATTTTAAATACTGTAAACGCCATAGGTGATATGCAACTATATAACGCCGTTGGTGGTGTGGATAACCCACAAAACTTTGGGGCAGACGACATTTTGCGTGGAGCGACTAACATGGTGCAAGGGGTATTCACCGCACCGATTACCGCACCTAAGAAGATTGGTGAGGCTCTTACAAAATATGGACTTGACGAAAATACTGGGCTTGATAAGGAATTGACTGGGCTAGAGCGGGGTGGACGTGCATTAAGCGGTATGTTGGATATTGCTGGGATGTTTTCAGGTGGTGCTAGCTCTACGGCTGGCAGGTTAGCCTCTAAGATAGTTGGCAATACCGCCTCTAAGGCTGAGACATCATTATTTAAGACAATTTTGAAGGAAGCGGGTGAGCAGGGCTTACTTGGGGCGACTGGTGCTGGAGCTGAATATCTTAGCCGTGGTAAAGATATTACTGATGAGAATGGTGATTTTAACGATGAGGCAGTAAAGGATTTTGCTACTGAGATTGCCACTGGTGGTGCGATTGGTGCTGGTCTTGGTGGCTTGTTATCTGGTGTAGCCCATGTAAAAGGCAAAGACCTTGACGAAGGCATTGGAAAAGCTGTAAACAAGGGTATAGAAGCTAGAGACAACACCAAGCAATGGTTGCAGGAAGGTGTTGATAATACTAAGCAAAAGCTACAAGAGGGTTATGACAATCTTAGAAACAGGATTGATGATAACTTAGAGCGTGGCGTGGTCTTAGGCGAGTTGCCTGAACCAACTAACGCACGTAGGATGGGTGATGACTTTTACCTTGGTGAAAACATCAGACCAACTAGAGAGCGTGTTACAAGACTAGATGAGCTAAATACTGAGCCACAGCCAAGGACTAAAAACTCTAAAGAGATAAACACAGCAGAGTACTTGCAAGGTGACACACCTAACGCAAAGACTTTTGATAAAAGCCCTAGCCCCGTACAAGAGGTAGGAGATGGCAGATATCTGAAAAACGCTATATCAACACTTGGTGAGGGTGATGAGGGCTTAAATATGCTTAAGCGTACCTTTGGCAGTTTAGAGGACAATGTTGATGATGTGTTAGCTGATTTAAAGGGTTCAGATAAGATTAAATCTGAGCTTAAGAGTAATATTGCTAAGTTAAATGAAAACAAGATTAAATACAACGAGATACAAAAAAAGTTACAAGATAACTTTAGGGTTCGAAAATTCAACAAGACCCGTAACTTTGGTGATAGCTTTAATACGCCAATTGGGGAAGACTTGTTTAAACGCCGAAATGCAATTACCGCTGAAAACGGCATATTGATGGAAAAAATCAACCGTGATACAAGGGCTTTGGCTGGAGATAATATTAAAGGTGCTAAACTTGCTAACTATATTAATTCATTAGTTGGTTACAAGAATACTAATACCTTGCTTAGTGCTAACGCTATTCAGAAAAACTGGATGCAGGATGCTACTGGGTCTTTTAAGGATTTTCTAAACAATCCTGTAGCATTTACGAGAAGCTTGAACCCAAAGAGTTATGGCTTTATGCCGGTTAATACCGCTAAGAGGGAATTGAAGAAGTGGACAGTAACACCACGTACCGCTAGTGACGTAGCACCATATTTATTCGGTAATATTTATCGTACGCTAATGATACCAACAGCAATCTTTGCGGACGCCCGTAAGGGATTCTATCGGGAAGCATTGGCTGAACGGACTTTACGTCAGGCTGGGGCTAAGAATATCACCCATCAGGATATTGTGAAGTTTTCAAAGATGGCAGGTAATGACCAAGAGGTGTTAACGAATATGCTTACTGGTATAAACAACGGTACATCGAACGAGCTAAATGTTAAAAGAGCCTTAAAGGCTTATCAAGACATGCTTGCCAACCCTAAAAGCGTTGAGATGAAGCGGGAGTTTATCAATAAGGTTGAAGCAACATCGAACTTAGCAGATAAGTTGATAAAGGCTACAAGTGGTAGTAACGATTTTGACCCTAAAACACAGTTTAAATCAGTACTTGTTAGGTTGTTTTTGCCATTCTATTCAATTCCTGAGAATATGCTGAAAAACGCTGTAACCCAAGGGTTAAACCCTATGGCTCTACATATGCGTGATGAGGTGTTACGCGATGTGAGAAGCAAGCCACAAAATGCTGTAAATATTCTTAAAAACTGTTTAATGAAGTATGGCTTTTTAGCTGGTGCAGGTTATCTATGGTCTACAGGCACTGTTGGCTATAACGATGGCAATGACGTAGACAAGCCTAGAGGTTTTTGGCTTGATAGGGGCGATAACCGCTATATGCCAATTCGTTCAATCTCTGAAGAGACATTACTTAGCACTGTGCTTACGACGGTAGCTATGGCGGAAGACGTAGCTAAAGGTGAAAAAATATCACTTAAGAAGTACGTGGACATGATTAGTGGCTCTTTGCCATATATCGACCAAGCTACCAACCTTGCCAATATCGGCAACGAAATCAAAGAGACTGATACTGATAATATGTATAACTTGAAGCAATATGGTGTTAATACTGTTAAGAGCTTGGTACCGTTTTCGAATAACCAATTATTACCAGTACTAACTAATATAGATGGGCATAGCTTAGACGCTAAGTCTACTTATGATAAGGATTTTGGCACGTGGTTAGGTAATTCTTTGAAAAAGGCTTACGCTACACGTGAGGTATACGATAAAATGCCAACATCAAGAGATATGGCGGGACGGGCAAGAACATCAGATAGTGGTGGTATATTCGTAAATAAGACCATCAACGACCCTAACACGCAGACTTATAACTACGATGTAAAGAACATGCTTGGTATATCGAAAGCGTTAGGACAGAGTAGCGATGTTAAGGATGCCTTTAACACTTATGGCAATAATAACTTCAGGACTACGCAAGGTGCCATCAATAACGTAGATGGTAAAGGCTATGACAAAGATAGTCTTTTAGAGAATAACCAAGAACTAGGCAAGCTTGCTAAGCAGATTAAAGCTGGCTGGGATGGTGATGGTGTGGCACTACTAACCTTAAATGGTAACAATTTAATGTCTGACGCATCAGCACCTAACTCTAAGGGGTCTAAAAACACTTCAAAACCGTTAAACATGCAGACAATTAAAAACGCTATTGCACAGTCTGACTTATCAGCTGATGACAACGCACAGCTACGTGAGATAACGAATGCTAAAACAGAGGCTTACCAAGCCTTACGTGATAAGCGTATTGACTACAACACCTACCAAGGGGCAATGACTAACTTGCTTAGCGGTGAGCGTAACATCTTGATGAATTCGGCTAAATATCAGGCTCTTGACAAGGCTATGAATAGCCTAAACGAATTAGGCTTTTTCGGAGATGGTGGCATGGGGTCTACCAAGGCTGGACAAAACTACTTGTGGAACCTTTTTGATAATTTACTTGGCGAAAAAGGTAAGACACCATTCGCTGAATATCCAAAAGAAAGCAGTAACGGTAATGGCTATGGCAGAGGCTACCGTAGAGGCTATGGTGGCGGTTATCACAAGAGTGGCGGTTATAGCTCTACGAACATCAGCAACAATGGTGCATCAGGCTACAAGAACGATGATGTAAGGCGTGAGGCAATGGCTAACGTAAACTTGATTGATGTGACGCCATTCGCACCTAGAGTACATCTAGATAACGCAATTCAAAAAAATAAAGTAAGACAATACAAAGGAATAAGCTTTTAGAATAGAGAGGTAAGAGTATGAAATACGATGATTTAAAAGAAAAACTTGATGCATCAATTGATTACATGAAGCAAGCTACACGTGATTTTAGTGATGTGAATGAGCAGGTCTACTACCGAAAGCCCGTAATAGAAGATGGAAAAATGCAGTTTTCGGACTTAGTAGACAATACTCTTGCCTCTTATATTGAGAAACTACCAAAAGACATTGTGCAGAAGATACCAGCATTTACTGTTGATAGCAAAGAGGATAGCAAAGCCTGGGACTTAGTATATGAGGGGATTTTGTATGATTATATCATTGACCCTAATGCATTTTCTAGCTTTTCGCTTTTACAGAAGTTTTGGGAGACTATGCGGGCTGGTTCTATTTATGGTGGTGCTTTGGCATACTTTTTATATAGCAATGTGAATGGCACAGCTACAGTAGAATATCGTAACGTCTATTGGCGGGATTTATATCCTGAAGCCTATGCAGGCGATGGTAACAGTATGAATCATGTGTTTATCCGTGGTCTTTACACACACGATGACATCGTGAATATGCAAGAAAATGCTACTGATAAAAAGACTAAAAAAGCCTTAGAGGCAGTGCTTAACTACGGCAAAGGAGCTAAAGACCGTGATATGCCACGCTCGGCAATTATTCAAAACTTGCCAAGTAATTTATATGAGCTATTCCTCTACATCGATAGAAAGCAGATGATTTTATTTAGTGATAACACTGGTGAGATTATTGAAGCTGAAGACAATGTTTTAGGTGAGTTGCCAACAGAGATGTTTTACTCTGATTATGACAGAATTAGCTTTTTCGGTAGGTCTTTGATTGATATGGCTTATCCACAACAACAGGCACTAACTAGCTTTTTGCGTAGCTTTATTTATACCGCTGATTATAACACTAGCCCAGCAAAGCTAGTTAAGGGTATGGCACTGAATGAAGAGACATTCGATTTAGAGAAAAACAACACGATGTACCTAGGCGATAGCGATGGTGATATGAATTTACTTACAATTGACACTGATATTTATCGTAATTTCAATTCAATATACAGCTTACTTAAGGCTTGTATTTTGACATCGTTACCAGCAAGCAGTGATACAAGCATATCGGCCGAAGTAGGAGACCCTACATATTCTAAGACGCCAGCAGGTGTAAAAGACCAAGAGGCTAAGGCTACGATTGGCAACAATTACTACCGTAAGGCTTTTGAACACTTTTTGAGCAACACCTTGAATAAAATGCTAAACATCTTTTTACGGGAAAGTGCAAAGGCTGGTGTGCCATTTAAGCTACAGTTTGGCACTAAGTACGCCAAGCTAATCCGTGAGGAAGACCCAAGGATGTTGGATGAGGATAATACTTTGGTAATCGACCCTAAGGGTATTAAAAACGTAAGAGTAAATATCGAATTCAACAGTACAAGAGAGATTGCTAAAGAGGAAGACATGAAGCGATTACAGACATTTATCAGTGGTCTATTCGAACTTGGTAAGTCTAATGCAGAGATTGGTGAAGCTCTTAAATATGTCTTACCTGTGCTAATTCAAGAATTGGCTAAGAACTCTAATCTTGAAAACAGTGACAAGATTGCTGAGCTATTAAAACAAGGTTTAGAGGCTGTGAAGACGCAGGCTGAAGAGCAACAAACACAACAGTTACAAGAGCAACAGCCACAATTACAACAATTACAAGCTAATGCTGAAGGAGGATATCAATGATAGCACCTAAATCATCAGAGAGTTTTTACAGTGTACAAAGACCTGAAAAACAAGAAAACAACTTTTTTCTTGATGAGACAGAAAAAGTAAAATCGATGATAGATGAATATATTAAGAACCTAGACAAGGTTAGCAATCTAAAAGATTTATCATCGCCTGAGGCGGTTTTGGTTGAGATTAAAGCCAATAAGAAGTGCATAGAACTTTTAACACAGCTTAAAAAACAGATATAATTTAAAACAAAAAAAAGAGGGAAAACATGAGTACAGTAAAACAGATAGTGGACAACGCTTATATCTTACTAAATGGTGAAAACGATGACACAGATAGCGGTGATTTTGATATATATCTAACACAGATGAACCAATTAATTCAGCACTGGGCATTAGAGGCTGATTGGTATAGCTTGCTCGACCCTTTTTACACTAATTTAGATTTAGTGATTGATAGTAGTACTAAGACAGTGGCCGTGCCAAGAGGTGGCAGGTTAGCTAAAATCAAAGGCGTTAAAGTCTATATCAAAGACGATTATGGCAACGTGGTTAAGTCTTTTGACATCACAAGAGCTAGTACTTTGCTAAAAAACCCTAGTACTAGTCTATGTGCTGTGATTGGTGGCAAAATCCATTTTAACGATGATATCTCTAAATATCAGGGGAATACACTGTATTTACCAATAATATTCTTGCCGAAAGTCTATAAAGACCCTAATGAGGAGGTGGCAATCGATAACACGGCTTGGCTTGAGACGGCAATGGCTTATAACTTGGCATCAGTTAGCCCTGTGCCATTTATTGCCCGTAACAAAGATAGTCTAAAGGCTGAGATGGACCGATTAATGGCGTTGATGAAAGAAAACAATCAAAAATCAGGACATCTTGAAAAACACCCACTAGGTGGTAATGATAATCTGGGTGGCTATATGGGCGAAGGCTACGTCGCACTAAAAAGACTAGGGAGATAGCAGATGAGTGATATTTTGACAAAAGACATCGATACTTTTAAAAAAGGGGTTATCTCTAGCTTTGCACCAATCCGTACACCTGATGAGGCCCTACATGAGGGTACTAATATCATCTTGATTGACAACGGGATTGTACGGCCTAGAGGAGTTTTTTACCAGCAGGTATACCTGACATACCTGATGATTTTAAAATGGTAGACGGCCCAACAGGCAAGGAATACATATACGCCGAACGCCACTCGATTGGACAAGAATACGTTTTCAAAAGAGAAGATGGCTCTGAGGGGCTGATTAACCTATTCACAAGCGAATTTAACCCTGAAGTGGCCACAATTATCACGCTTGAAAAAGATAAGAAAACCTGGAAAATCCATGATGAAAAATTGAAAAACACTGGCATAGCCTCTTTTGCACAGATTGGTGGAAAAGTGATGATTGCTACAGGGGACGACCGTACCACATATCTTGATATTGAAAAAAATGAGATTACTAAGTTATCACCAATATCAGACCCATTCACCGCACCAAAAGCAACTAAACAAAACTTTTCTGGTGATGGTGTAAACGACTACTACTACGCTGTGGTTTTCAACGGCATAGCTGGCTCTACGAAGTTATCCCCCTCGGTAAAGATGGGTAACCTTGCTTTAAGGGAGAGCTGGCAAGGCAAAAAGAGTATTACTATTGATATTACTGATGTTAAGGTTAATGGTGATGTAAAAAGCTGGGGTGTTTACATCACTAGCGTGCCAAAGGGTGCTGGTGGTGTAGTAGACAGTGAGTTTTTCAAAATAGCTGATGGTTTAGATATGAACCAAAAGACATGGGTAGACAACGGCAATACGCCATTATCGCTAACCAAAGCCCCTGTGGAAAACACTACAGGTGGTATTATCGCTAATTATTACGCTAACTTATCAGGTAAGCTTTGGGCAATCGATGCCAACCATTCTAGGGTGTACTGGGGGGGCGACAGCGACCACGCGATTTATTTTGGGACTGACCACGGTGCTGGGGATTACAAGATTGATGAGCGGGGTATTGAACGGCCAGTAGCGATTACTGTAGGACGTGATAACGCAGGTACAAGCTGTATTAACATCTTGACTAGCACAGTGGCCGGCCAAGGTGGTATATGGGATGTTTATGGAGTAACGAATAGCATTACCGCTAACGGGCAGACGTTTTCAGTTGGTACATACCAATTTAAACGCCGTGAGGGTAACGACGGTACTGATGCCCCTGGCTCGGTAATCCGTGAAAATAACAACGTTTATTATTTATCGACATCAGGCTTTAAATCGACTGGTGTAAAGCCGAATATTTCAGGTATTCAATCGACAGACATCATATCATCAGCGATTAACGACAGAGTATTAAACTTAAGCCGTAATAATATTCATAAATGCTCGGCCGTAAGCTATGACCAATGTCTATTTTGGTCTGTGGCTTATGGTAGCAATAAAAACAATGAGATATGGGTATATGACATCTTGCATGGTGGTGTGTGGACCGTCTGGCAATATCGCAATGACTGTATATTCAGATGGGCGTCTAACGACAGTGAAGCACCTAGCTTATATGCTAGAGTTGGCAAGAAGTTGTACAAGTATTACAAAAACTCTTACATGCACCAAGATGGTGGTACACCATTTAAAGCGGTTGTAAAAACAGGATTAATTGGGCTTACATCAGATAAAATCTTTTGGGCACACTTACTTAAGATTATCTGGCAGTTTAATAACTATTTAGGCACAATTAATATTACTGTGAATTTACATACTAAAAATGGTGATATATCAAAGAAAAAACAATTAACAATCAGTAATAATAATAATAATAATAATAATACCTGGAACAGTGCCACCTATGAGCATTTTGGTTATAACAACTTTTCTTGGAATGATATTAACAATAAAAGCTGTGTGCAGGTGTTGGCCGATATGATTAAAATATCACAAAAAATCCGTAAGAATTTCAACTACATAAGCTTTGCAATTGAGACCGATACAGCAGGCACATCTTATGAATTATCGTGTGCAACGCTATTATATGTGCCAATCGGCATTGGAATGGAATTCTTATCACAAAAAGATATAATTAAGATATAAACAATTAAAAATAAAAAAAGGAAAAAATATGATAGGCGATAACGAACGCAGAAAAGTATTGAAAACACTACGTGATAATGAGACTAGAGCAAACAAACTAGGTATATTCTGGATTGGCTCGAATGGACATGCTTATGTAAAAAGAGGTAGAGGTGCTGTACAAGACTATGGTATACCTGATGGACACAGATTCAACAGTTTAAAGATAGCATTCAATCAGATTAATGACCCTAACCCACAGCCTAACGCTAATGGCGGTGGTGGTAATGGTGGTAACAATGGCGGTGCTTTTAGAGGCGGTGCGTATGGCTACGGTTATGGCTATGGCTCGGGCGGTAACGGCGGTGGTAACGGTGGCGGTGGCAGTAACCAGCTCGACCAAGCCACAATCGACAGCCTTAACTCAAGCCTTGCGGTGATTGACCGTAACCGTGATATCAAAAGACGTCGGGCAGAGCTAAAGCGTGATAAGCTACGTAACGAAAAGCAACATGAACTTGATGTTGAGACTGGTAAATACAACGCTAAGAAAAACCAAGTCTTGCAGGATTATTCACAGGCTAAGAAAGATACCGATATCAACACCACTAACTCGATTGATAACCTAGACAGCTCGATTAGTACACTTGGTATGGGTGGTGGTGACGCTCTAAAACGCTTAATCTTGAATTCAGCTAACCAAGCAATCAGAAAAGCTAACTTGGCACAGGCTAAAAATCAACAAAGCTTAGCAAGTGCTTATAACGATTACAAAGCAACTAATGCTAACGATAGACAGAAAATTGAAGACCAATATAACTACGATTTAGGCGAAGCTAATAAAGACTGGGCGCGTGAACGCCAAAACGTGTTATACAAAAAAGCTGATATTTACCGTAATGCAAAGCGTGAAACAGAACGCAATGCTAATATGACTGAAGGTGATAGCTTGAATGACACAATCAAGAATGCACCATTCTTAGACCCTAAATACCAAGGTAAGACAAACACGATGGCAACACCGGAATTAGAGAGTTTTGCGCAAAAGGTTGCAACATATGATACAAGTGCAATCTCTAACAACCCTGGTGAACAAGTTGGCAAGACCCCAACGATTACACTTGATAACGACGATGAAGGCTACGGATACAAAAAGAAGTACTTACGTAAAGGCTATGGAGAAGGAGGATATTAGATGGCAGTAGGACCAACTGTTAGAGCTGATGAAGACTATAGAGTAGGTTTTGCTACTGATGGTGCGTCTAACATCGCCATTACGACGTGTAACAAGACCCGCAACTCTAAAGATACGGTTTTATCAGGTATTGATTTAAGCGGTTTTCCTAGAGGCACAGTTTATTTTGCAACTTATAAAAAGCAAAAGTTGGCCACAAGCGAAGAGTATATTATCTCTGAAAAATGTTTATGGCAAGGTGAAGTTGACCACGACAGTAACACCATCAAGAATATCAAGGTAGGGGCTAGCTATAGCGACCAAGGTAACGATATTGGGGATATTATTGAAAGTATTCCAAGCTCGATGTGGGCTAACAACTTGGTTGGAGCATTCCTAAAAGAACACGACGACACAGGTAGACACAGGGACGTTAGTATTACAGACGCTACTAAAATCGATTTAGGTAAAAACTGTGTGTTTTTCAAAACCGCAGATGACACATCACAGCCATTACAGTGGAAAGCTAATCAAGAATTCCAATTCGAAGTTTATAAAGAGGGTTATTATCTTGTGCATATGGGCTTTTCAGTAAACTGTTATAAGGTTGAAAACAAGAGCTTTTCAAAGCAATTCAGTATTGATGAAAAACTAGTTGCGGAATACTTTTATTCGGCCGTACCTAATGATAATTCTTTTGGTACTACAAGACGTGCACTTACTGGTACAACGGTTTTCGTACGCTTAGACAAAGGTTTACATAAAATAAAAATCAGCGGAGAAAGTTTAGGCGTACCTGATGGCAAAGTTGGACCTTACACATTAGCAGTTACAAGGATGTTATAACTATGACAGACAAAGATACACCTGAATTAATCGCTTACCGTCTAGAGCTACTAGAAAGCTCGATTACTAAACTTAGTACCAAAATGGATAGAATTTTAGACGATTATGCCACTAAGGAAGATTTATCGAAGATAAAAACTGAAGTAGATGAAGTAAGTAAGAAGAAAGTAATGACAGCAATGCTAGCCAGTGTTATCTCGATTATAAGCTCGATGGTTACAGTACTTACGTTATACGAACACTTTAGAAAATAATTAAAAAGGAGGGAACAAGTGCCAAATAGGATTAAAAAAAGCTCTAGATGGGTACAGCTTGTAGAGCCTAACGTACTTTTAAAATCGACATATTATAGAGCGCGTTGTCTTGAATGGGTGGATGATGCTATAGGCTTGCCTAAACATGCACCGTCTAGAGTACCTAGAGCAATGTTAGCCTATGAAAATGAATTACGTGCTGGACGTATTAGTATGGGCGAATTGCCATTAAATATCTGGGTAATAATTTTCTTTAGTTTTCAAGTTGGTGAATATGCAGAAGATGGACATGTGGCATTCGCTAAGCGTACAGAAAACGGCATGATGATTTATGACTCAGATTATGCCTGTGGTGCTAGAAATCGTCCATATGGAAGCATTGACGAAGTCTTGAGCTATTTTAGCTTTTACAGTCCTAAATACCTGGGTTATTCAGTAGCTTGCGATGGAAAACAAATAGCAAAAGAAGAATATAAAGAGGAGGAAGAAGAAGTGATTACAAAAACAATGGTAAATACAGCGTCTAGATTTATTCTAGGCAGACCAGCTACAGAAGAGTTTTATAGACGCTTTGTAGGCAAACCTGGCAATTATGATGATGTAGAAGCCGTCTTTAGGTCATCTGACGAATTTAAACAGCGTATAAAAGATGCTAAAGAGGGCAAATTAAACCCTGTTGAAAACATGCCAGTAGAGCTACGTGAAGCCTATAAGGCCAAAGACCCAAATAAGGCTAATGTGGCGTTAGACAAGATTAAAGACATCATTAAAAACGTTTAATAATCAAAAGGAGATAAAAAATGAATAACAAAGTATATGACGTACTAAAATACATAGCTTTAATTGCTATGCCTGCCCTAGCAACGCTAGTAGGTGCTTTAGGCTCTACTTGGGGCTTAGAGAATGTAGACAAGATAACAGCCACTATAACAGCTTTAAATGCTTTTTTAGGAGCATTGCTTGGTATTGCTAGCGTTAGGTATCATAAAGAGAACGATTAATCAGTTGTCTGGTAATTCTGGACAACTAAAAAAGCACCTTATCGAAAAAATAGGGTGCTTTTATATTTTACGAAGTTAGATATTTTTGCCAATCAGGTATATCAATATCTACTTTTATATGCTTTTTTCTTGATGATATTTTAAATACTTGTATTCTCATATCACTTTTGATTTTACCATTTTCTGCTTTTTGCCACAGCCCGAACAGAAAAACCAGCCATTGTTGAATAAGATGGCACTAGCTCGATGGTCTTCGTGGAATGGGCAACGGAAGTACCAGCCCCTAGGGCAATGCCTTGCCTGTGGGTCATAATACTTTGCCATAGTCTCAATTTCAATTAAATCAGGGTCTAGTTGGTCTTTTGGTAATAACGGCATCCATGGCTTTTTGTATTTACATAATCTATATGCCTCGTTAGGTAATAGACGGGCTATAGGGATGTTCTTCACGATTTTATACGTAGCACCACAATCGAATGTAGACCCTGGGGCTGTAATGTTGTTGTTGTCGCCTTTTAGCTCAAAATGCTTACAATGACGGTCATCATTGATGTTTTGGGCGATAATGTCTTTTAGTATCCAAAAAAATAAATGGTACCCACCACTAGGAGTAGCTACCGTTAAAGTTGGGGGTAAGTTAAGCTCTTTATAGGTGCTTAACACCTCTTGCCAATTATCTTTTTTGTCTAAATCAACAGCGATTAACTTCCATCTGCCAGTTTTGTCTAATTGTCTTTTACCCGTCAAAAGAGCGTTAGCTTTGGCCGTAGAGGCTTTTAAAGGTCTACAGTTTTCATCGCTACTCCACTTGTCTAATGTGTAGCGGTTTTTCTTGGTGCCTTGCCAAGCAAAAGATTTTAGCTCTTTTAATTCTTCAATCATGATAAATACTTTTTTTGAATTATAAAGCAATTCTCAGGATAAATCACATATACCGAATGCCCCATATCTCTTAGTTTTTTGTGCCAATACTTTTGCAATGGTTGGAACTTGGCCTTATCAGATTTTTTCCATTCAACGAAAAATATCTTTGCTTTCGGTCCGATAAAGAGCGTGTCGGGGAACCCCATAGAGATGCCAGATATAATCTGTAATTGGATTACTATCCATCCAGCATCCCTAAAGGTTTTTTGAACGTGCTTTTTAAAATTACGCTCTAACATTCCTCTGATGTGATATCAATTTTAACATCAACATAGAATTTTTCTTTTTTGCCATCTTTATCTTCAACGGTAAAATCTGAACTGCCTTCGAATTTACAACAACCCATTCCAGTTGAGTGTTTCATCATCTTTTCGTAGACGGATAAAAACAAGTTGTCATCAGTAAAGATTGTGTACATTAAATCTTCTATTATTTTTTGTATCTCGTCGTCTTCAAGAGTTATTTTATTTATCTTATTCTTATTCATATTTTTAATTTAAACAATTAGTAAATACTAGTAAGTATAGTGATGTTAGCCCACCGATTAGTATAACTAGTAGTTGTACAAAGCCTAACAAAAAGATAAAGGCTACAACTATATCTAAGATAATTCTACCAATCGAACGGTTTTTCATC